ACAATTCAGGTCACGCCGAACCAAGGGGTGAGCGCAAGGCCGCAGACAACCGATAGCGTGCAGTCAGGCCAGACGCAGACAACCGCGCCAGGATCGGCATTGACGGCGCAGCACAACGTGGACGATACGACCGGACTCGACATAGCGTCGGCAAACAGAGTTCCAAATGCGGGCTCATGGACAAGTGGGAACGTGAATAGCTTGGCCTCTGGAATCTACTGATGGCCGCACAAATCGTTCCGTTGACCTCCGCTCCGAATCAGCAGCTATCCGTCTCTCTGTCAATAAACGGCGGGACGGTGCCGCTTCAGCTTTACGTGTACTTCAACGAGATGGCCGGATTCTGGCTGATGGATATTTCGGACCAATTCGGGAGCCTGATTCTCGGGTCTGTTCCATTTACAACAGGGTTTTATCCTGCGGCGAATATCCTGGCGCCGTTTCAATCCCTCGGAATCGGATCGGCCTTCATCATCAATGCGAGCGGAGTCGCGAACGATTACCCGAGCGGCACGCAACTTGGAAGTGATTTCGTCCTGTTGTGGGATGACTCCACAAATAACCTGCCGAACGTCTACCCGCCGGTGAACTGATGGGGACCGCGGCACTTCCAGCATCGCAAACAATCCCCTACTTCGGCCGCGCCTGGTCGATCAAGATCATGTTGCAGGCCGGCGGCACGATCCTGTTGACGAGCCAGCAGGACGATCAGCCGATTCGCGTCGTCTTCACCGTCAGGACGCAGGTGCTCCTGTCGTACTTCGATGCGACGATCACGATTTACAACGCGAATCTTGCCGTCATGGATTCGGTGCTGCAGGCCACTCAACAGGTACCGGCGGCAAATATCACCACGCTGCTTTCGTCGATTATTCTCGGAGATAACGTATCGATCTCGGCCGGTTACAAGTATGGGGCCAATGGCGCGGCCTTTGATCCACTGGCGAACCTGATCTATCAGGGCAACGTCTTCCAGCCCATGTGGACCCGCGAGAACGTGGTGGACTGGAAACTCACAATCAGGTGCCTGATCGGGTATCAGCAGGACAAACTCAACCCGGTGCAATTTGTGACGCCGCCGAATAAGACGGCCCTCGACAAGATCTATCAGTTGTCCGGCGCTTCAGGACTTCCGATTGGTGTGATAGACGATCAATCGAAGAAGGTGTTGAGCCAGAATCCAATGTCACGAAGCGAAATAATCAACAAGAATCCGCTTGCTGTGATGCGCGATACCATGAGCGAAAGCAAGTTGGTTTCCTGGCTCGGGCCGAACGGCCTGAATATCCGATCGTTCAACTTCGATCCGAACACTACTCCAGACATCATCTACGAACCGCCGGGAACTGCACTCAGCTCGGCACAGAGCGCGGCGCCGATCAAAACAACACTACTGGGTGTGCCGGAACAAACGCAGGAGGGAATCGCTTTCAGGGTTCTCCTCGATCCTCAGGTTAAGTTGGGCAACATCGTACAGGTGCCAAGCGGGCTCAGTTCACCGACTGGGGTTGCCACGAATCAGTTCCCGAACACCATCGGGCAGTACAATCGCATACCGAATCCGACAGGCCTCTATGCCGTCTACGGGATCAAGCACTACGGCGACAGCCGCGGCAAAGGGCAGGACTGGTACACGGAGATCATCGGGGTGACGGCCGGCTTCTATCCGAACTTCCTGCTGCCGACGAATCCGAACGTGGTGACCGGATGAGCACAACCAATTTCGGCCTCACCATTGCGCAGCGTCTGGCGCCGTCGCTCGAACGTGCCTACGATCTGATGGACGCTGTGGCGCAGGGCCTTCGCGTGGCACTGCCGGGCATCGTGCAATCTTTCAACGCGATCACGCAGACCGTCGACGTGCTGGTGGCGACGGCCGAGTACGTCCAAAGGAACCTGAACGGGCCCGGGACACTGGAAGGTGCGCCGACGCCCATCAACGTCGTGCGGCAGCCGCTTCCGTTGCCTCTGCTGAGTGCGGTTCCGGTGTGCATCATCGGCAGCGGAGGCTGGCATCTCACAACGCCCATTGTGGCCGGTGATGAGTGCATACTCCTGTTCGCCGATACGGCCCTCGATATCTGGCTGCAAAACGGGTGTCCCAATAACCTGCCGGTGGCGCCATGCAGCGCGCGGCGTCACGATCTTTCGGATGCCATGGCAATTTTCGGGGTCCGGAGCCAGCCGAAGGCCCTGACTGGCTACTCCACCACTTCCGCGCAGTTGCGCAGCGATGACGGTTCGGTTGTAATCGACCTGGCCACAGGGCAGATTACCTTCACTGCCACGATGACGTTGGTGCACGGCACGTTTCAGGTGGATGGGGCCTTCGGATGTAACAGCCAAGCCCCACAAACGCCAGCGGCATCGGGTGGGGCCGTGGCCGTCACCGCGCCGGTGAACGTTGGACCGTGGGGCTACAGCACGGCATTGCAGGCCGCTGAAATCGTGACGCTGGTGAACAACATCCGAACTGCCTTGATAGCCTGCGGGATCATGAGCTGATGGCGGCTTCTATTTCAGTTCGCCAGTTATCCGCATCCTGGGACCCGATGTGGGGGCAGGGGCTCGCGAATTTTCTGACTGATCTTCAGGCCGTAAGCCAGATTGTGAAAACTAGACTACTTTTGAACCAGGGCGAATGGTTTGCCGATCTCTCTACAGGTACGCCGCTGTTTCAGAGCATTCTCGGAGTGCCTTCTACATCGCAGGGAGTCGCACTCTTGCTGAGGCAGCGGATTCTCGGCAGCGCACCGCCATTCGTCACCGGAATCTCAAACGTCACCATCGCCTATGGTGCGGCCGGGCGGAACTACTCTTTCGGTGCCACCGTGCAGACAGTCTTTGGGCAAATACAACTGACGATCCAGCCGGGACCGGGCACAAGCGCAGTCGTCACCACCACATAAGTCATGGCATACGTCCCCCCCAGCGTCACATCTGTCGGCTTGGTTATCCCCACCTTCACCGATATAGTGAATCAAATCATCGCCAATTTTTTGGCGATTTACGGAACTTCCTGCTACCTTGGGCCGGATTCACCTGATGCGCAGTTCATCAACGTCCTCGGACTACAGGCGAACGATGGAAACAACGCGATGCAGATGGTGTATCTCGGGTTCAACCCACTGACGGCCATCGGACCGCAGCTTGATCTGCTCGGCATCCTGATCGGCACACCGCGAAAGATCTCAAGCTACTCGACGGCACTCCTGACGGTGACCGGATCCGCCGGCACAGTGATAACAAGCGGGGTGGCACAGGATGTCACGGGGCAATACTGGAGCCTGCCAGCTTCGGTGACGATCCCCGGCAGCGGCTCGATTGCAGTCACGGCGACGGCCCAGACCATCGGCAACATCACGGCCAACGCCTCCACCATCACCACCATCGCCACGCCCACGTCCGGCTGGACGGCGGTCACCAATCCGAGCGGCGCCGTTGCAGGGCAGCCAGTGGAATCGGATTCGCAGTATCGGGCTCGCTTGATCATCTCGCAATCGCTGCCATCTGAAACGCTGCTGGCCGGGACCGCAGCCGCGATAGCGGCCGTATCCGGAGTCACGCGCTCGATGGTGTACGAGAATCCGACTAACGTGACGGACGGGAACGGGAACCCGCCGCACTCGATCACCTGTGTGGTCGAAGGTGGATCGTCGGCGGCCATCGCGCAGGCGATCTATAACAACCGCGGCATCGGGTGTCTGACGAACGGCACGACATCGGTGAACGTGACGGACCCGAATAACGGCAATCTGACGATGTCGATTTCCTTCGACATCCTCGGGTACCTCGAAATCTTCGTTGCGATCTCCGTTCATCCGCTGGCTGGGTTCACTTCGGCGACGGCACTCGCCATCCAGGCTGGGCTGGTGAACTACCTGAATAATCTGGGAATCGGCGAAGCGGTGGTGTACAGCGAGCTCTACGGTGCCGCCTTGAGCGCCCGCAGCAATCCAGATCAGCCGACATTCTCGATCACCGCCATCACGGACGGGTACGCGGCAGCCTCTACCACGGCCACTCTCAACAGCACCACCACGGTCGTTGTGGCCGTCTCCACTGGTATCGCCAACGGGCAGGCCGTGACGGGTCCTGGCATTCCGGCCGGCACGACGGTGTCCAATATCTCGGGTGCTCCAAGCATCGTTCTATCGGCTTCTGCAACGATCACGGCAACGCTTGTTCCACTGACGTTCTTCACGCTCGAAACTCCGCCCACAACGATTCCGGTGGCCTTCAACAAAGCCGCGCAGTCGGCCAGCATCAACGTGCAGGTGACGCAGGTCTAATGTCTTCTCCTTCACCAACAGGGCCGTTTTCGGAGCCGCTCGATTACTACCTGTCGCTGATTACGAGTGAGTACCAAGCGAGCCCTAACCTTCTCGCGTGGCTCGGGGCTAACCTTCAGCTTTTCCAGGACACGGCAGCCTGCCTGCTGTCGATGCTGTCGGCCTTCAATCTGAACACCGCCGTAGGGGTGCAGCTGGATACGTTAGGGCAGATCATAGGGGTTGGGCGCACAGTAGACTTCACTCCCACGCCGGTCCTCACAACGCAATTGATAAGCGTCGGGAATCAGCCGTCGTGGCTCGCTTCGGATGGAACGAATGTCTGGGTTACGAATTACGCGGATTCCACGGTGACCAAGATCCTGGCATCTACCGGCGCAGTCCTCGGGACGTATTCAACAGGGGCGAGTACGCATCCGAGAGGGATAGTATTCGACGGCACGTACCTGTGGACGGCTAACACCAACGGGACACTGACGCAACTGAATACATCCGGCTCAGTCGTCGGGACATTCACGCTGAATGCCGGAAGCGCCGCCTGGGGGATCACCTACGATGGAACCAACATCTGGGTCACCGATACCGGAAATAGTACCGTGATTAAGGTTTTGGCCGGCAGTGTGATCGGCACCTATTCTGTCGGTACGCTACCATTTGGTGTTTGTTTCGACGGGACCAACATCTGGACCGCCAACCAATCGAGCCAGAATATCACGAAGCTGTTGGCATCGAGCGGCGCACTCATCGGCACCTATACGGTCGGCGGTAGCAGCGCCACCGCACCATATGACTTGGTTTCCGATGGAATCAACATCTGGGTGACAGACATCGGGACAGACAGCATCATCAAGGTGCTGATATCGTCCGGCGCGACCATTGCTACAATCCCGGCCACCGGCGAGGCCACCGGCATCGCCTACGACGGGAGCGCCAATATTTACGTTGCAGTCTCCGGACCGAATATCGTCCTGAAAATAGCGACGGCAACCGACTTCATCGTCGGAACGTACAACGTGAACGCGAGCGTCCCGATAGGACTCCTGTTGACCGGGTACGGAGCCAGTATATGGACCACGGATTTCTCGTCTGCGGAAGTCACGAAGATCACCCCGAACACACCGGTGAGTCCGATCCTTGACGACACCACGTATCGACTCGTGTTGAAGGCTAAAGTTTTCCAGAATCACTGGAACGGGCAGATCGATTCCTTCCAGGCATTCTGGCAATTGCTGTTTCCAGGCGGCCAGATCGCCATCGACGATGGACAGAACATGAGCGCCACCGTGATCCTGAGCGGCTTGTTCACTCAGATCATTGTGGATTTGATCGAGCACGGTTATATCGTGCCGCGTTCCCAAGCTGTCCAATTTTCTTATACGTTCCCGGAATTCCCAATGCTCGGTTTCGACGAAAACACCAGCCTGATTGCAGGCCTGGATCTCGGAAAGTTCACATAAAATGCCTGGATCATCGAACATATTGCAGTGGAACCCGGCGAGCGCGAACCAAGAGAACGATGCTCAGTATCTCGCCGATACTTTGCGTAGCGGTGGGGCCTCGACGGATGCGATACTTCCATCTCCCACAGCGAACAAACTCTGGTACCAACTTTCGACGGTTCTAACCGCGCTATGCGATTCTTTCGCGAACAAGGGATTTGTCATCAGCGATGCCAATTTAGCGACATTGACGGCAGTCCTGGCCAATATCGTCACCACAGCCGATCAGATTCCGCCGCTGATTGCGCCGTCGTTTTCGTCCTCGATGGTGTTCAATGCGGCACTCGCCTCAGGCTGGGAACTGACGCTCACCGGGAACGTCTCGGCGTCGACGCTCACGAACGTCTACGCTGGCCAGTTGCTCATCTTCGTGCTGGTGCAGGACGGGACAGGCGGCCGAACATTCGTGTGGCCTTCGAACGTGCTGAACGGCGGGGTGCTCAGCTCGGTAGCGAACAGCGTCAGCATCCAGGCCTTCTTCGTGATCGAGAGCCTGAATGCAATTGCACTGACGCCGATGGTGGTGGCTGGGATCGCGGCGCCTCCCGCAGTTGTGACCGTTTCGTCCTCTGGGACCGTGTCGAGTGCCTGGCCGGACATTACGGAGAAGGTGAACGCAGCTGGAGGTGCCATCACGCGCACTCTCTACGATGCAACGCTCGGGGCCGGGCGCCGGGTGAATATCAAGAAATTCGACTCCTCAGGTAATCAGGTCACGATCGCCACAACAGGCGGCCAGACTATCGACGGGCAGGCGAGCTTCGGTATCGTCCAGCAGTACATCTCTCTCGAATTCGAATCTGACGGCGCGAACTGGATCGTAATATGAGCTACATTCCCGGGCGTATTCAAAAGCAGCAGGTATTCAAGACATCTGGAACTTTCTCTCCGAGCGCCAATCTCCTCGCGGCCGGCGGATGGGTGACGGTCCTCGCTGTCGGCGGCGGCGCTGGAGGTAATGGCGGTGGTGGTGGTGGCGGTGGCCAGGTCGTAAATTTGATGTGCGTGGTAACCGGCAATACGTCAGTCACAATTGGCGCAGGCGGGGCCGCTGGCGCGAACGGCGGCAATACCACCTTCGCATCGCTTGTATCGGCTCTTGGCGGCAGCGCGGGGCCGGGAAGTGGCGTTGGTGGCCCGTCAGGCGGCGGATTGAATGGAGGCGGCCAGCAGGACATCGGATCAGGGGGTGGCGGTGCTGGCGGGCCAGGCTACAGCGGATTCGAGGATTCGACAGGTGCGATCATCTGCGGCAACGGTGGGCTGGGACTATACGGCTATGGCGGTGGGGGCGGTGGTGGCGGGACCACAAGCACTCCGGGCCGCGCGCCGGGATCCGGATCGAATGGTGGTGGCAATGGCGGCTACGCGGCATCAAACCCGGCGCCTACCGCTGGACTCGCGAATACAGGCGGTGGCGGTGGCGGCGGTGGGACCACGGACGCGGCCGGCGGATCGGGTGTAGTTTTGGTGACGTGGTTCGAATAAAATGAAGCCCATACTTCTCTTCCTGTTCGCTGCGTTGCTGGCACTCGCACAAGCGCCACCATTGACGACCATCGTAGGTCCTATATTCACGCAAACTGGCTCGGCATACACCGGGAGTTTCGTTGTCAGGAGCCAAGCGCGCACATCGAATGGATGGGCCATAACAGGAACCGTAACGACGGTTTATGTCAATGCCGGTGTGATCGGAAACCTTCAACTGGTCCCAACGGACACG